TTTATGTTCTTTTTTCATTTCTTTCCTTGGCTTTTAAGAATAGCTGATTGAGTAGGTGCGCCCTTTGCACCTTTTTTTCGCATTTTCTTACCAGCTTTTTTCTTTTTGTGAATGTTATACCACAAACCTTTTTTAGCTATTTTCCCTTCTTTCGTTACATGTGTATTCTTTTTCATTATCTTCTCCCATCAGGTCTAAGTTGTAATTTCATTGAACCTAGTCTCCAGTTAGTTTCATCTACTACATCAGTAGCAAAATTTAATTTAACAGATCTTCCTCTACCTCTTACATTAATTTTTTGCGTTGTACTACTAACATTACCTGAGGTTGTTTGAGAAACCGTAGATTGAGGATAATCTTCTAATGTTAATGTTACAGTCATTTCTTTTGCTAAATCAGTAAAATCAGGAACAAATTTACTTACAGACATAAAGTTGTCGCCATCTGCAATTTCAATAGATCCTGTGGTTAAAGAAGCAGTAATAGCTGTTCCATTTGCTTGATTGTTTCCTTTTTCGTGATTGTATAGATAAGATGCTCCGGCTGTTACCCCAAATGGAGTATTGCTTACTCCCGTACTTGTAGTAGCATTGGCGGTTAAGGTAGAATCATATTGACTAGCAATAGGAAACTCATAGGTAAAGTTTCCAAGATAAGTAGTTCTTCCTAAAGTGGAAGTGTACCACGTTCCTTCTAAATAATTATAGACTACTACTCTATCTATTTGAGTAGCACTTGAAGAAGGATAAAACCATAAGACTTCATTAAACTCAGGATTAACTCCACATGCTATATCATTTTTATTTGTATAACTTAAATCATCATAAATATAATCTTGTACAGAACAAGGCATTTTTTTAACAACACCATCGTACATGTAAAAAGCATCATCACCCATCCAATACGCTTTACCATTAACATCAATAGCTGCATGTTGAGCAATTAAACCACAATTAGCACCTAATTGTCGTTGTCCAAAAGTAAAAGGAGTTCCTACAAATTGAACACCGTGTAGAGAAGTATCGGTCCATACTAATATTTGACCAGTAGATCTTACGGCCCCCACTATACGTGAACCGTCAGCAATTCTAAGTGATCCTGCTTCATTCGTAGCTGTAGGAGCCCATGTAGTTAAACTTTCTCTATCAGCAAATCTAAAAAATAAATCATCTTGGGTGGCAGCATCTGTAACTGTGGTAGATGTACCAAATAAAAATAAGTGTCTTGTGTCCGATGATACTAAATTAAATCGGGAAGCAACCGGGGCTGTTGCCCCAAGGGTCACGGCTCGTGTACCGGTTCCATTTGATTTATCCCATTGATAGGTTCCCCCATTTAAAACAGTAGCAATTAAATCTTCCCCAAAATTATCTAAAGACCATTGACGTGCATAAAGAGTTACGCTTGAAGATGATCGAGGCGTACTCCATGTACTTAATCCCCATGTTAAAACTCCCCAACCATAACCATATGTAGATGTAGAATTACCTACACTAATTTGATAAGTAGCAGTAACTGATCCACCTCCAGCAGCCGTAGTTCCAGTAGCATTGGACGAGTAAGTAATTGTATAACTATTAGCATCTATAACTGAGGTTATTTCAAATTCATTATTAAATTCTATACCATCAACAGTATTAGTAGCACTTCCATTATCAAATTGAACAAAATCTCCTACACTTGCACCGTGAGACGAATCTGTTACTGTTACTCCTGCACCCCCACTTGTGGTTTCAAAAGGATTAGTTAAAGTTCCACTTGTTCGTCTAATAGGGGTAATATCAAAAACCGCACCTTCTGAGTAAAGATAAAGTTTTCTATCTGTTCCTAAAGCTAAATATCTGGTGCCATCTAAGCTTATCCATGAATGAGTGTCACGAACCACCCCAATAAGTGTTTCATTAGGGTTAGGAAGGTATTCCCATCCTTTCCATCTTTCAGGTTTTCCATAATGAAATCTAACTAATTGAGAGTCAACATAACGTCTTTCATCCCCTGCTGCATAAGCAGAATCTTGTTTATCTACACCAGGTAAAAATTTTAAATCAGTTAATTGCATGCTTCCTTATACTAAATTATTTCTTGTTTTGTGGCAAGAATTGAGTTCCTACATTCCCTTTGAAGACATAGGTTCCATGATGGTTTAAACCACTTACCACATCAGCATAAACTCTTCCACCAATTTTCTGCCATAATCGACAAAAAGCATAATCTTCTGACAAATAACGTTTGGTTTCTGGTTCAATTATTGTATCAAAAAAAGCATAGTTCCAGTCTGAGGTATCATGATGATCAAACTGAGTTTCGTGGGGTTGGTTTAAATGTTGATCTGATTTAAATTTTAATTCAGGATAAGCTTTTGCCATTTTTTCAAATACTTGCCTTTTTATTAACATAAATCCTGTCGCCCCATCCATTACTTCTATAAAGCCTTTTTTTACTTCAATATGGTTAGGGTTTTTTACACTTAAATTATACTCTAAGCCTGCCGCATGAAGTTCATCTAAATCAATATTAGGATTATTTTTAATTCTTTTTTTTATTTTTCTCCAATCAATTGCTTTACGGGGGTAAACCCCAGTTACTACATCTTCGTCAAGATCTAACATTCTAAAAACTGTTTTTTCACTAAAACCAATATCAGCATCTATAAAAAGAAGGTGAGTATACTTACCAGGATCATCCATAAATAATTGCACTAATGTATTTCGAGCTCGAGTAATTAAAGATTCATTTCCCACGGTTCCAAACTGTAATTGAATATTATGTTTAGGAGCTTCATTAACTAAACGTAAACAGCTTTTAAAATAATCTGCTGTAATCATGCCCCCATAACAAGGAGTGCCTATAAAAATTTTAGGTGACACTATACGAGACCTTTAAATAATCTATTTTTTTTATCCATCCTTTAGGAATGGCAATAGCTCCGCCCCCATTATCTTCGTCTTTGTCTTTACTATAGGAACGCATAATTACCACTTTTTTTTCATTATTAGTTACCATCCACCCTACTTCTTGGCAGATAGCTAATGGCGCATTAAGAATGTCTTTAGTTTCGAGCCAACCTGTTTCCATATCACGAGCATCTTCCCATGTCACACGAACCATAGGTATTTTATTAATATCAATCATTTTTAGACTCCTTAAAAAAAGCAGTTAATGTATAACGAGAAGAACTTTTTCCAAAAGATTGAAGATCACTGTGTAATATATTTCCCCCATTAAAAAATACTGCTCGATTTTCTATAAACCCAATATGTGAAGACAGTTGGCCATCCTCATTATAAAAGCCAGTACCATTATTTAATAAAGGCTCTCCTTTTAAAAACAATAAAAAATTAAAATCAGAAGGGTCTTGATGAACCATAGGTTTATGTTGGTTATGCCGTATGTGAACACATACTTCAAAAGGATATAAATCTATAGAGGGAAAAAAATATTTTTTTACCTCATTTAAAATAAAAGAATAAGGTTTAAATTCTTCCTCTGTAAAATTATAACGGTGGCCATAAAGCCCATCGTCATTAGTAACGGGTTTAAACTCTAGTTGGGTAAAATCATTTTGTAAAATTTTTAAAGTGTTTTTTTCTAAAAAATTATCAATGTAAGAAACAATTCTTAAATCTTTATTTACCATTACTTTTTTTATCTTGGAGGTGAAAATTAAAAGACATTGATCGTCTAATGTCTCCTTTCTTTTTAACTTTAAATGGCATTACTTGATGTTGATGTCTAGCTTCAAAAATAAAAAAGTTTCCTACTGCGGGTTCAACCCACTGACAACCCTGTCCATCAATACAAGTAAAAGATAGTTTACCATCTTTAAATTTATGAGGTGCTTCCCCAGTATCGTTTATAAGTTCAGGTACTTTTAAAAATAAAACCGTAGAGTAACCCACCGAATTAAAATGAGTATGGGGCGGATTATATTCACCTTCTTTCATATCATTAATCCAACAACTACTAACAGCTAATTGCCCACTAGAATTAGGGTCAACAAGTTTAAAGTGAATTAAAGAGTTCATGTAATCATTCATACATTCCACAATACTTTTATATATTTTTGTAGTAGGAAGAAGAGTGCTAAATTCTAGTTCAGATTTTAATCGACCTGCTAAAATTTTAGAATGGCTCGATAAATTTTTCTTTTCTTTTTCATATACTTTATTTAAGTCATTTACTTCTTCTACTGGTAGTTCATATGCCTTAATAACTCGGCCATGAACAGTAGTATAATTATTAAATTTCATTTTTTCTTGTTGTAGAATTCTTTTCTTTTAGCTGTTTCCGCATTTCCAACATTAGGGTCTCCTTCTTTTTTTATTAACTGTAAATTAAAAGATACCGATCTTCTCTCTTCATTTTTAGTTCTAAAAGGGTAAACACCGTGCGCTAACCAATTAGGAAATAAAAATATATCCCCTACTTTGGGAGAGTGTTGAAATTTATGTCCACTAAAAGTAGCAGCTTGACCATTAAACCAACATATATCACCTACGGTAGGGTAATGATCTTCTCTTGCATATTCTTCTGGTAAACTTTTAGGAACTCGTAAATAAAGCACGCCCGATAGTTGTCCCTCATGTATATGAAAAGGATTAAAGTCTCCCGCCCACTGGCTCACGGCCCACATTGATTCAATAACCATCTTTCCTACAAACTCAGGACTAATAGTTTCATTTGCGGGGGGAATAGAAAGATAAGATTTAACCATCTCTCCCATTAAATGAATTATAGGTTGTGCTTTTTCTGACCCTAGCCATTCAGGATCAAAACGTGTTTCTTGTTTAACATTACCGGCCAGGTGAGGTGCATGATCAAATTTTTTAGAGTACTCTTTATCATTAAACATTTCGGATGCTTTATCATCCATAAGTTTAACTAAAAAATCAGGCATCTTTCCTTTAATAATAGTAGGACCAAAAGGTCTTATCGCCTCAAATTTTAATACCTGTTCTTCTTTTTTCTCTTTCTCCATCATAACTACCTTTCTTTATTATAAATATTTGTTGTCATATAGCAATAATTTCCCTATAAATATATAATAAAATTGGCTTATTCTCACAAGTCTCGCCTTCTTGCTTTTTCAACAAAATTACAGTTGCTACTAAAGGATTATGCATGATTGATGAACAATTTTTACAGACAATACCTCAATATGGAATTGGTGGTTTTGTAGGTAAAATATTTAAAAAAGTAAAAGATACCGTAAAAAAAGTTGCCCCTATTGCGGGTGCTGGGATTGGGTTTTTAATTGGTGGAGCAGCAGGTGCTGGTATTGGATCAGGGATTGGAAGTTTAATAGCAGGAAAATCTCCACAAGAAGCTCTTCAGGCAGCGGCTCTTGGATATGGTGTAGGCTCTTTGGCAGGTGTTACTCCTGGTCTTAAAGGATTTGCTGGTAGAGGAATACCTTTTACTTCTGGTTATGGAACAGATACTGGTGGTTTTGGTGCTATGGGAGATAAATATAATTTATTTAATATGTTTGGAGGAGGAACCGAAAATAAGATTACAGCATTGCAAGACCAAAATGTTGCTTTACAAAAAGCAGCAGACGCAGGTAATACAGCCGCACTAGATCAGATAGCAGTTAATAATAAAGCAATAGAAACTCTTCAAGTAAACGAAATCGTAAAAGGCGGAGGAACTTTAGGCGGAGGAAA